CTGCTGCTGTAAAAGGAGACGGAGTTAATTCAATCGTACAAACCTTAGTCCCAATAGGATCTCTCTCAAACATATCGACCAGTCGATTTTCTTCAATAATCTCAATAGCCTTGTCAGTAATTGATCTTGACTGAAAAGTAGTACCAAAATCAGAGGTATAAACAGGAGCTCCAGCGGTGCTCGCTCCATAAGCAATATCAAGACCAAGCGCCCCATGATCTTTTACCCTATGTCCGCCGTAGGTTTGGCTAGTTCCCTTGTGAACAGCATAAACATACTTAGTACTAGACGATCCGGTTGTAGCAACACGTCCCTCCAAACTATTTAATACAGCATTAGAGGCGCTAGTATTGAGGTTGAAGGTTGTAGTAGTAGCATTTTGCACATAATAAACAGTCAATGGAGAATCGACAGTCATAGTAAGTCCACTTGGACTAGGGCTACTAAAACTTTTTACAACAACAGCATCTCCATTACTGTAGCCATGAGCACCGGAAGTTGTGAAAACCGCTGGATTTGCAATACTAATGGTGACTGGTATGCCAGTGGCCCCAGAAGTTCCGGCCACTGAAACACGACTGCCAAGATCTCCTGCCAAGGCATTTGCTCTTGACGTATTAAGATAAAAATAATGTGCGCTAGCTCCTCCGGCTGGATTTTGCACATAATAAGTATATTTTGTTTTCAGATCTCCAACACCTATTTCACTAGGCATAGAGCCATCACTGCTAAAGCAAATCGCTGCACCCGCAGAAAGACCATGAGATGGCATTTGAACAATAATCTTTCCAGCGCCATCGTTGGCTAGGAGGCAATTTCTCGTTTGAGTAGAAACATTGTAATCAGTCTTATCAAATCTTACATAAACATTCGGACTTCTATCAAGAATCTGCTTGTTATAAGTATGACTGCTTGTATAAGTTTTGACATTCTCAAGATAACGAATATCAGACATCCACGCCTTCACAACCGGCTTTACATTCTGACTATCACTCTGAATCTCTTCTCCAAGATCCTCTGAAATAGGGATCATGACTCTTCAAACTCCACAGAAAGCTCCCAAATAAAATTGCCGGACTGAGGATCTCTCCTCACCAGCGTTTCTTGATAAGAGTTGACGAAAACAGTAAACTCCTCCCACTTCCCATTTTGATAGAAAAACCTCAAAATGTGTGAGCCTTCTGTGTCGCCAAAAAGATCAAGCATAGTAGCCCTAGAGGCATAACCGTCAATATTGCAGAGATCATCATCAGCGAGATACGTCCAACTAGTAGAAAACGTATGCTTCACAGCTTTGGTATAACGCTTACGAGTCCCATTGGCAAGTTCTGTAGTAGTGAATCTTTCATCGCGAGAACGCTGAATCGGAGCCCGTCCCTGATCTGTGAGGGGAACATTATCGATCCAAATTGCTGCGGGGAAAAATAGTGTATTACCTGAAGTCATCGTAACCTGTACCTGTCATTATAAGATGATACCACTCTTTTCTGCTGTCCTTCAATCTTTCTTTGGCGGGGAACAGTTTTCATATTATATTTGCTAGCCATAGAAGCAAACCATTCTTCTTCACCAATAAAGGTGTCAACATTGATATAAACGTCCCCGCCCATACCTGAAGCATATTCTGCGCTAGACCCTGACGCTCCACGACTAGTAAACATCCCACCAGAAGCTGCTTTAATCGCAGCTCCTGATGCCATCTTCACCCCAAGCCTAGAAGCAGCAGCAGACAAGTAGCCCAAGTTTGACGCACGATATTTCGGGTCTGTGGTGATAACGTATTCATCGAAGCCACCTTCGCCAATATTGGCAATAATGCCATCTTTCTGCGCTTTAACCAAGCCACCAGAAGCATAGCCAGCGTGGACCCACTCGTTACCAGACCAATAAAATGTTCCAAACTGAGTCACTCTAGTTTGCGTATTCAGCCCTAAGACATCTTCGCCTCTACCGAGTTGCATAATTTCTTCCAGACCCAACATACCGCCGCCATTTGCCTTCAAAAATTTCTCAAGAGCCTTAAATTTATTCAACGCTTTCGCCGTGTCAACATCAATCACAATAGTTTTCCCACCGGGAAGAGTTACGACAGCATATCCAAGTTCATTGATTTTATTTACATATAATTGAGCAGCAGCTGTTCCGGGTTTAATGTTTCTTTCTGTCATAGCGTCAAGAACTTCTTGAGCTGATTTAAAACTTTCTTCAGTTGTAGTCATTAATCTACCATTTTGATCAATCAAAGTTTTGGTAGTATTTCCATTCTTATCTACAAGGAACTTAGCAGTTTGCCCAAACGAATTAACAATTTTACCGTTTATCTCAAACCAATGCTCGCCTTCTTGAGTCTTATAATATTTAACCTCTTCAGTAGTTTTTTTGATTGCGCCAAATTGCTTATTCTGGAATGAGTAAGCAGAACTTGCTAAATCAAAATTATATTTTTCGTATTCCTGATGTCTTTTATCGAGGTTCTCCTTCCACATTTTTGTGATACCAGTATTATATTGGTCCTCAAGCATATAGTTGTTGCTTCTCAACGCTTGCTCAGCCTCCTTTGCAGTCATAAACGCTCCAGTTTCACGCCCAAGATCTACAATTCTCTGCTTCATCGCCTTCTCATATAAAGGATTATCTTTATTTCTAGCGTCCCCCAAGGCTATTTGAGCTTTGAGCACATTGATTATAGCGAGCTCCTCTTCGTTAGCAGCTTGTGCATTTGCTTTAGAATATTTAGACTGACTAGTCTCAAGCTCACTGGGCGGAGCCGGAGCTCCATCAGGAGTAGCGCCATCACCGCCACCAGTGCCATCACCGCCACCGCCACCGCCACCACCACCGCCACCGCTCTTGCTAAGCTCTGCTTTAATAGCAGCAAGGGCATCAGTGCTAACAAAACCGGCAACCCAATCAAGAACAGCATCTTCGCCAGACTTCCTGAACTCATTAACTATCTCAGAATTCGACTTCCTGAACACTTCAGCAAACACATCCATAGCGCCTTGCGCATACTCCGGCCAAGCAGCGCCAACATTACTTAAAACTTGATTAATGCGATCCATAGCAGACTGCATCTCACCGACAGTAAGCGGAGTCATCTCCAATATTTGATCAAGATAAGCTTCCAAGATTTTCTTCTGAATATCAAATCTCTCTTTAGCAGCATCTTTCTCTAAATTGATTAGATCTTTTAAGTTATCTCTGGTTTCCTTAAGTAAATCTTTAGCTCTTGAATCTTCAATATCAGTGAGGTCTTTGGCGTATGCTTCTTTATTAACTCGCTCCTGAATATCAAGCATTCTCGCGTCATTATATCTTCCTTCATAAATAGCAAGGGCTTTTTCTTTTTGATAATTTTGATTGTCAATATTTCTCTTAGCAAGAAGATCACGCTTCTTGGAAAGATATTCCTCGGTCTTATAGAGCTTCTCTTCGGCTTTTTCTTGGTCTTCAATAGCCTTAATTCTGTCATCATAAACTTTTAATGCTGCCTCATGAGTTTTCTCTAGTGCATCAGTAGCGCTCTTTCTGATTTTATCAAGCTCTTTTTCAAGAACAGAAACGACCTTATCAGTCCACTTTTTGACCCAACTTTCACCATCAGCAGCGTCACCAGCTCCAGAGTTAATTGCTTCACCAAGAGTCTCGCCTACTTCGCCACCAGCCTTCTTCGCCTCTTTCTTCGCTGGGCCTGTAGTTCCCGGACCAAATACACCGCCAAGTCCGGTTCTAAGTTTATCATCCAACATCCCGACAATGCCGGTATCAGAAAAAGCCTCCACCGCTTCTGCAGCGCCCTTGATACTATTGCCAACAAAAGGAATTTTAGACATTAAGCCTAGAATAGTAGAAAGCGCCTGAGCTATACCCTTTACCACAATATCAAAAGCTATCAAAACAGGTCTAGCCCACTCATAAACTGTAGCCAGAGCAAACATAAACGCCTGTGACCACTCTCCCTTGAAAAGGGCTGCAATAAAACCGACAGTATTCTTTACTATATACGCCGTTCTTTCAAAGAACGGCCAAATAAACCCAATAACAGTGCCGACAAAATCTATAGCCGAAGCAATACCCTCAAAGACTGTACCGATAATTCCACCAATACCCTCAAAAGCGCTTGCTGCCCCTGCGCCCTCTTCCGCCCCAGAGCCAAGCTGGCCAAAAATGCCCATCATCTTTTCAAAAACGCCAGCAAAAGTTTCTTTCAATCTTCCAAAAGCAGCCTTTATAGCATCAATTCCAGGCTGGATCTTAGCCATAACAGCTTCCCAGTTTGTCTTCATGCCCTTAAACATCATGACAACAAAAGCAATTGCTCCTGCGACAATAGTTAAGATAACTGTGATCTTATTAAATCTAAGAAGCAAAGTCAGAATTTTACCAATAGGCCCACCACCAATTTTAACAGCGCCAGTAAACTTCCCAAACATGACTCCAAGATTACCGAAAATCTTGCCGAATTTACCGTAACTCGCCATGACAGCCAGATTGGCAGCATCGCCTCCAAGACCGCCTTTGCGCCCCTTCGTAAACGCTCCAGCAGTAGCAGCAAATCCTCCAGAAACAGCCTGACCGGCTGACGAAAGTTTTGCTGCCTTAGCCATCTTTTTAAGCTTTTCTGTTGTTTTACCAGCAGCATTGCCAATAGGAGAAAAGAATGTAGTACTAGCAGATAACCACAAAGACTTGAAGATGGCGCTCGTCTTATCCGCAGCGCCCGCAGCAATAAGCGGAGTCTTAACCGCAGGCGGAATAGGAGGAACAGGAGGTTGCGCAGCTTGCGCAATCTGTGCAAGCCTAGCCGCTTCCCTCGCCCTTATTGCATTAACCATAGCAACCTGACCAGCGCTAGCGCCAGCAACAGCGGTAGGAGCACTTGATGCCGCTGTAGGACCCAAAACTTTTCTTACATTCTGAATATTTTGCGCAGAAGCAGCTCTGCTGGCAACCGCCGCTTGCGCAGCAGAAGCCTTGTTAGCAGCCGCTGCATCCTTTGCCCTCTGTGCAGCCACAGCGCTAGCTGTACTTTTTTCTGCTCTAACTGCGTTATACTTACGCAAATTATCTTGATTTCTTTGAGCATTAGCTCTAACTTTTTCTGCAGCTTTTTGCCTAGCAAGATGCTCTTTAAGATACGCGTCTGCTTCTGCTGCAGCTGCAAACTTTCCATTCTTCGTATACGCCCCGCCAAACTTAGCTCCAGTAGGCTTGAACCCTCCGCTTTGAAGAATTTTCTTGTTATTCTCATCAATTTTTCTTCTAGCTTGTTGCATTTGTTGAAGTGGAGTCATGGCAGCAGCTGCATTTTTTTTCGACGCTGCTTGTGTAGCGGCAACTTGAGAGGCTACCGCCTTCTTCGACGCTGCTTCCGTAGCAGTAGCCTGAGTGGCTACCGCCGTCGTAGTCCCTTGATGAGCAGCAGCTTCCCTTGCCTCTGCAGCAGCAAGCCTATTTGAAGCGACTGTCAAATTATCTTTTGCAGTAGTAAGAGCTCCGGTAGCAGCAGTCTCCGGCCCCAAAGAGCCGGTCTTGGCAGCACCCCCAGCAGCCGAAACAGCCTTCTCAGCCGAAGTGGGCATACCAAGGGCATATCTAAATCTATCTTTGAGCCCGTGTACTGCAGTAAATTTATTACCAGTCTGAACAGCAGTACTCTGACCCGCCCCTATCGATCCTATAGCCCTACCAGCGGTAAAGTTTGGAGCCAACTTAGGCAAAGCTCGCAATGCCACACTGCCTAAAGTAACAAATGCGTGTTGCATTTGTGCAAGGATTATCATTATAGGAGCCAACGCTGCAAGAAACACTGCTGCACCGACAATCGAAAGCTGGATAGAATTAGGTAACTTATTAAAGAGATCTAAAATCTTCATAACAATCTCCCCCACTCTGATGAGTGCGGGAGCTATAGCTGCTCCAAGCCCTACCTTGAAATCATCAAAACTAGCCTTAAGCCTTTTAATACCAGTAGTAGGATCTTTCTTAATTTCCTCAAGAGCTCTATTATATCTATCCATCGGCTTCAATGCTGCACCAGCAAATTCACCTGACGCAACAAGACCTCTGGCATAATCGGAGGTCATCTCAGAAGCCCCCCGGCCTGTTCTTTCAAGCTTTTCGAGCTCTTGTCTGCCGATATTTACATCTTGAAAAAATGATTGCATTCTCGCTGTTTGACGCAATCCGAAAAGTTCACCAAGGGCTTTGCTTGCTTGTTCGGCGCTCATTTCACTTAGATTTTTAGCTAAAGCCATAACCTCGATATCCGCTTTTTTAACATTCCCCCCAGCATCAAAGAATGAAAAGCCCATCTTCTTGATAAGTTCTGCAGAGTCTTTGGTAGGCGAAACAAGTCTTTGTAAAGCGAACTTCAAACCGTGAGCAGCTTCAGTAGCAGGAATACCACGCTTATACATACCAGCCAAAGCAGCGGCAACGCCACCGGCGCTGAACCCCATCTTCTCCATGACAGGAGCAACTTCCGGGAATGCTGCAGCAAGATCTTTAAGCTGCAAGGAAGTCTCATCAGCCACAGCACTCATCTGAGCCATAAGATCTCTAGTCTTTTCAAGCCCCCCAGTATCAACTTCGCCATCAACGAAAATAGCATTCATAGTCCTGAAAAACTGCATAGCTGTATCTGTATCAACTTCTCCAACCATACCAATTTCACTTACAGCTCTAGAGAAACTCTTAATACCCTGTTCACTATCAATACCAAGAGCAGCGACATCTTTGAAAAGACCAGTAGAGGCCTTCCTGCTAACACCAAACTCTCTAGACATCTCTCTAATGCCATCGGCGCCATTTACTAGAGAATCATAAAAGGCATCAGCGTCTTCTTTCGATTTGCCGAATCCGAACTCAGTAACCTTCTGCAACTGAATCATCTCAGACTGAACCGCCATAAAAGATCTAACAGCCATCGTACCCAAGCCAACAATGGGCAGGGTAATACCTTCGGCCATCTGACGGCCAACCCACTGCATATCCTTAGCTTGACTCCGGAACTGAAGGGCCACAGCCGTAAGGTTTTCCCTAACAACGCCAAGGCTAAGTTTAAGCTTTTGAGAATTATTTAACGCCTGCATAAAAGCAGGAGGTCCACCATCAATTGCCCTCAAACTTGCGGCAGTTGCAATACCCACCTTAGAGGTATCATGCATATCTTGTCTAAATCTGCGGATATTTTGAATAGCCATACCGAAATTTTTCGGCTGAGCCATAACGGCGTGCCCAACTGTGTCAAGTCTATCTTTATAGGCTTTCATTGCCTTAAGATCTTGTTGATTTCCTACAAAACCAATACCCTTAGACTTCTGAACCTTAGCCATTTCAGCATTAAGCTTATTAACCTGAGCAGTTATTTTTTCTATAGACTTCTGAGATTCAGCGCTACCAGTTGTAACGGTTTTCGTTACCTTCTCAAATTGTTTGGCAATATCACCAAACTGCTTGGTTAGAGATGATGAATCTAAGCCAGATCTAAGCTGCTTATCAATAGCTGTAAGTTGTCTACTAAGATCCTTGAGCTTATCAATGCTTTCTTTAACGCCAACAATGCTTGTCTGGACGCCAATCTTAATTGTCTCATCTTGTCCGGTAGCACCTACGGCCATATCTCACACTCACTTAATCCTTTCGGATTATTGCTCACCCTCAATTATAGAATAACCAAGATTTATAGGCAACTTATATACTTCACTTTCACCAAAAGCCGGAGTTACCTCTCCACCAACCTTCGGATCAATTAACGCAGCAGGTCTATAACTCCGCTCCTCAGACTTCTCCGAATCTGAATCAGAGTAGATATACTGGATCGCTGACTGATCATCAGATATCTCGGCCCCCGCAGCAGCCGCCATCGACTTCAATGCGCGAGACTGCCTCTCAACGGTAGCTTCGTAAAGAACGATAAGCTCGTCAAGAGACAAAGACTCTTCTAAATCAAGGAAGTTCTTCCAAGAACCACATTCGCAGAAAACTTCCTGCTCAAGCAAAGTTAGGGGTATATCATCAAAGGTGACATCTTCTCCGTCACCTCCCCCGCCTATGCGTTTGGGTCAGTCCCCATTGCAGCAGAAATAAGCTGATTGAATGACTTGATATCAAGAAGATCTTCCACAAGTTCAGGATCATCAGCGATTTCGGGCTCAATAGCAGAAAGGATAACCTGAGCAGCCTCAACCATGAGATCTACTGACTTGTCATCATCTTCAGAATTTTCCATTTCCTTCATAACTGCATTCAGCTTTCGAAGCTGACGAAGGGAAACCGGGTAAATCGTTCTCGTCTTATCTGAGAAAGAAACTTCAACTCCCGGACGAATATTATTAATCTTAGCCATAAACACACTCCTGTAAGGTCAATGCACATTATAACACAAAGAGGGACAGATTGCTCTGTCCCTCAAAGTGTGAATGTGTTTTAACTTAATTATCAGATCTGATCGACAATGGTGCCGTATTCCTGACCCGTGTTTGCCGGGTTTGGGAGAATACGGAAATCGACAGGATAAGCTGCATTCTCAGCACGCTTCAGCATATGTGATGAAGAGCTGTACTGAATAACTCTGCCGCAGCTATAAGTACGAGTCTTAGTGACTGTGCCACTTGTGCCGGGAGCGTTACCTACAAGAGTAATTGCACGCTCTACGGGATAGACTGACTGAATACCCATACGAAGAGTCGTGCTTGCTCCACCATACGTGAGCTCTGACTCAGGGCCAGAGGTCTGCAGGTTCCATGAGTAAGCAAGGTTCTCAAGGGTAGCTTCAGCGAGCTTTGTCTTGATCGAAACCTTGATCTTTGAAACGATAACGCGAGCTGCGTCACCGAACTGATCGATTTCGATGTCAACCATGTCAGGTTCCCAAGCGATTTCAGCACCGTCTTGAGTGGCGCCGATATCAGATACCGTGCCAACAGTGTTACCAATCGAAAGGATGCCTTCACCAGTGATAATGTTCGAAAATGTTACTGCCATTTTTTTCCTCCTATTCCAAAATAAATAGCTTTTTACCTTTTTTAGTTTTTCTCTTAGCAATTCTCATTGCATGATCAAACTCAACTTCATCTGAGCGATTTCCAATCCCTAAGGATTTTTGCCACTCAAATTCATAGACCTTATTTTTAAATCTTACTACCTTGCCAGAGCCTTTACCAATATAAGTTATTGCTCTATACATAGGATATCCTCACATTTCTTATAAAGCAATCAAAGTTCAACAAAGCCAACTTCGAAAGATCTTACTATACTGGCAAAGCCATCCCTCTCAAGAGGGGCGAACATATCGCCACTAGCCATCCTGCACCAGCAAAGCCTATACGTAGGATTTGTCATATCAATCTTGATGGTTGATATTAGATCTCCAACGTGAAGGAAATCTTCAATATCCTTAGCTATATCTCTAGCCCTAGACAAATCTGTATCATATACATAATATGTCAAGACAGAATCTCTGAGCCAGTACTGCTCTGAGTTCCTTGTGGCAACAGACTCTTCCCAAGTGATAAAGGGAGCAGGAGAATCTCCATACCCAGTTAACGGGGTTATCTCTATATCACGATATCCCTGAGATACAAGATAGGCTGTCAATACAGGATTAATGTCTACGGCAATCATCTCATCACCTTCATAACCATTCGTACCTCCGCCAAAGATTTCCTTACGGCACCATCAATCTTTTGCTTCATAGAGTCCGTTCCGGGATGACTCACATTTCTAGCAAATCTACTATTACCAATAGGCATTGGCTCTGAAGATGAAATACTATGCCTCTTTGTGCCCCAATAAATATAAGAGCCAACAGCATCCTTAGGCTTCAAAACAACCTTCATATAGCCAACGCCCGGCTCAATTTTCACGATAAAATGCTTGCTTTTATCGCCAATCGCTTGAGAAAGATTTCTTCTTATAGCAGCATAAAGCACAAAAGTAATCTGAACATTCCTGACTTTATACTTTCGCTCTGAGGCGATGATCTTCTCCGAAGCTCTTTCTATCGCTTTGATATTCTCCACACTCATGGTTCGATCACGCTCTTCAATTTAACCTGCAAATGCTGAAGATGGCCTGTGAAGGAGATATGCTTGTCAATCTGGATTACCTGCATCCATTTAGGCTCAATAATTTCTTCCCCGACAATTACCCGCAAATCCTTAAATCTTGTTGAATAATTGACATCGGCGTCATGAGGGAAGTAGACAGTAAAATAATCAGCTTCCTCCACCGAAGGAGTGATGCGAATAGCAGTACTTGAACCAGAAGGAACATAGGAACATCTCTGACCATTTACAGAAATATTCCACCCTGCCTTATTCTGACCCATATCGTTCTTAGTTGTAATTTTAGTATAAAGATCTACCTTGTGGGCAAACCTTATATAAGATCGCTCAGGTGACATAATCCATCGTCCAAACCACAAAGTCCATAAGCAATGTATCGACATCGATATTCCCAGTCGAATTGAAGATTGACGTATCAAACTCAATTCTATGAGAATCTTGCTCTATTCGTTTAATTCCATAGCGACGATTTTCTCTCTTGACATCATTGAGCAAATCAGAAATAAGAAGAGAGCAGGCCTGCTGGATCTCCCAAGGGACACTCAGCCAACCCCAGTCTCCAGTTACATATACAGTAGAGTTCTTGGGGAAAACTTTTGCCCTAATGTCTTCCGTGTTAGATTCCTCAATACTTGGAGCCGGATAGATGGTTTTCAAATAATACTTTGATCTAAAATCAACTCGGACAGCAGTTGTATAATCTGTATCATCCACAAGAACGCTAGTGAAAGAGTTAAGGCGGGAACCAAGATAGAGTACTGATCTATCATTTCCATCATACTTATAAGTCTTGTTTTTTATAAACTGAAAATCCTGGCCTGTATAAGTATCAATAATGCGCCTAGCTACCTTCTCAACTGAAGCAAATCTAGAGGTATACTGGGGGAGATCGTATTCAGGAAATTCAGAGAAAAAGCTTTCGCTGGATACATAGGTATCCTCAATCTTGAACTCTGTGTAAGCGTAAAAAGGGGTTGTAGAAATATTACAAGACCATTTGATTCTATAAACTCCAGCAGCTCCCATGAGATCGTCGGCAATTGTGATCGAATAATTGTTTCCGCTAACCAGCGTAGGAGCTGTTGCAGCAACAACAGTGTCTCCTAAGTCATAATATACGGTGGCAGTAGCGGTGCCTGCGTCTGGGGCGCTTGGATATGTGAAGCTCTCTGTTACAGCATTGTAAGGAGAATAAGTGTTCATATGAAAAGTATAACACCATCACGTTTTTTAACCAAGCGAATAGAACTCTTCAACCTGCTCTTTATTTGCATATGCAAAACGATAATCCATGCTACTAATTAACCTTGCAGCGTCAATAGGGTTCATCAGACGAAAAGGCTTATCTCTGGTAAACGAGACTTCCGGAGAAGAATACGAATAACCACTCTTCATGTAAACCATGACCTGTTCTTGATTAATTTTGGAAATAGGATCATTAGAATCTTCTACATGAAGATCAGAAACTTCAACTTTCTTCACAATCTTCCTTGCTGGCTTACTAGCGACAGTGCTCTCAGACTCCTCTGATTGCCCCGTATTTTCCTCTGTAAGCGATTTCTTTGCAGGGGGCATACAATTCTCCTTAAAATGATAAATGCCGGGGATTTCTCCCCGGCATAATCATATCACAAATTGTGACTAACTACTATGAACGAACCTTGACGTTGCGAACGTGAACGTAAGCAGCGGCATTTTCGATCTGACAAGCAACCCGAATGAACTGAGTGTACTCAATAGCATCCTTCTTGGGCTTAAACTCACGATAGACAACAATGTCACGCTGCATACCGACGATGCGGTTCTGCGGGAACGTAAGTTCAACAACACCATGCTGACCAGTAGCAGCGGTGTATGAGCCAGTCTCAGTCTCCTCGTAAAGAGGAATCTCAAGAAGCGGGATACCGAATGGACGAATGCCAGCGACATAAGCCGTACCAGCACCGCCACCCTGACCTCCACCAAGGCCCTGATTGACGATAGCATCGCCAAGAACAGAACCAGCAGAAGGGCCACCATTAGCGGCAACATCAAGAGTAAGACTGTGAATATAATCCTGAAGCAACGAGCTTGACGTTGAGAACGCAAGCTGTGACCGACGCTGCAGGTACTTATTGGGCATATCACGAAGCGCTGCATCAAATACTGCGCGAGTGAGGTTTGCACCAGCGGCGTCTACAACAACGCCATTGGCTCTAGCAAGCTTACGGAAGCCATTAAGAGCCTTAATCAACGGAAGGCCAGTCTCCGAGGTATCACCGTGAATCAAAAGATCCTCAAGATCATTTGCAGTCTGGCGGGCCATAAGCGATGCTACATGGTCTTCCAGAGAGTCACCTTCAATATTGTCTTCCAGACCCTCAGTGGTAAGCTCCCAATCAAGGCGAAGCTTAACGGTGGTCATAGAAATCTTCGTGAAAGTGGGATCAGCATTGCTGCCATCATCCGTACCTTCAGTAGCCTTGCGCATAATGCGCTGGCCGATATCAACCTTATCAATGTCGATGGTTGGCTCGTTCATACGAACGATGCGAGCCGTCTTCATAAGGACAGATTGATCGAAAACAAAATCGATAAAACGATTTGCCTGCTTTGCATTCAGAATACCGCCTGAACCGGCGCCAATCTGAGTAGTATTAATTACCTTTTCTAATAAATCTTTGCTGCTCATTATTCACCTCCTAGTTATGAATCGTAGCCTAAAACTTTAGCAACTGCGACGGGAACAAAAATTCCGCCCCAGAAACCTTCAGAATCGGCGCTCTTTTCGAGAACCTCTTCTTCAACAACATCAGCTTCTACATCAGCTGACTTCTTCTCTGCACCTGAGTTAGCAACCTTTTCAAGATCGCTTGAGATTTCCTCGGCTGATTCCTTTACCTCAGAAACGGACTTTTCGATGGACTCGATCTTCCCGTCAACCTCTGCTGTAATTTCTGCCTTTACCTTCTCAAGCTTCTCGTCAAGGAGATTGCTCAGGCCTTCAAGTACCTTTTCAAAATCCATTTCTTCTCCTTCATCAACCGAATCAACTGATTCAGACTTTTCTACAACGTCAGTTGCAGCCTCTTCTGTACCAGCATCTTCAGACTTTCCTACCATATCTTCGCCGGATGACTTCATTTCTTCATCCATGCCCATATGGCCAGCTTTTTCTTCAACAGCGCCGACATCGACCATGTTGAGAACAACCTGCGGAGGATTTGCCATAGAACCATCAGTGACAACTCTAAAGTTGCCATTAGCAGTATTTACTTCGATAGTCTGAGCCTTTTCAATTGACTCTTGCTTACCAAAAATAAATTCTCCCATCTTCGACAGGATGCTCTGCTTTTGTGTTTCCGTTAAATCTTCCGACATAGTATTTACATTATCATTAATTTCATTTTCTTGCAAATTCATAGAATCTGTGCCTCCTTTCTCTATGATGTCTTCCAAATAATTGGAGTTATCTCTCTTCAGAATTGCAGGCAACTCACGATCAGGTCCATTAACCTGACGCCAAGCTGCACGAACTTTTGCTTTAACAGAAGCAAGATCCTCTGCGGGAATCTGAACTCTATTTCCCCGAAAACCGGAAGGGCTTAAAGCCGAAACGGCGCGGGAAACTTGTGCAACAGTCTCTTTTTCATCAAGACTGTCCCAAAGACGCAGCTTCCATGTAGAAGGCGACTCAGGATCTGGAACATAGGCGAAAGCGGCGGCAGGAAAATCTTCTCCATCTTCGCGCTTAGTAGTAGCCTTATTCATTTCTTTGAAACTTTCAACTTCAGCGAGTCTGCTATTAGCCTCTCGCTCAGAAGGATAACAACCAAAGCTCCTAGAGCCATCTTCAGACATGACGCAGAACTCTCCGTCACGCTCAACCACAACTTTTCCAATAATAAAATCTAATTCATTGCCTTGAGCGGGATTTTTAATGCCACCGCCACCCTCACCAATTTGAGCAGTGTCAACAGACTTATCAAGATCAGCAATTGCTCTTACAGTCGAAGACTTATGGCCAACAAAAGTATCGGTAGCAGCCCATCCTTCAGAGCCCTCCCTCCAAATCTGGATCAAAAGAGCAGGATCTTCCGAAGTTCCCGCTACACTAAAGTCTGAATTCGGAACGTCGATCTCTCCGCTTCTCTCAACTCGCACAACCTTGCCCCGCGCAGTTCCGCCAGAAGAATTCCAAGAAACAAAATCTCCGCGCTTCGCTGCAGCCTTAGTAGTCTCCGAGATCATCTCAGAAGGCCCATCGACAGTCATTCCTTCGACATCAGTACCGACAGCCTTTTCCATAGCCTTAATTCTATTAGTGATGGCGCGCGCCCAAGTCTGACCGGGATCTCCGCCCCACAAAGCCCAAGCGATCCGTCCGGCGCTAGGATAACCATCTCCCGGAGTGAAGCCCTTGCCCTGCTTATCAACTTCATGGCGGGAAAAGAATGAGTGCATTCTGCGAACAGTTGAGATACTAAGTCTATCTTTATTCATAATATCTCTAGCTCTAGCAACACCTACAGCAGTTCCGCCACGATTAAATTCTCTTCTCCACTCAAGACCACGACGAGCCTCTGCGGCCATAGCGTCAGTGGGGACAGTATTAATATCGGAAAGAGCTTTCGTCATAATATCTTCATAATAAGATATAAACTTATTTATTTGCACACTATCAAATGTCTCTGTCCGACCAATGATAACCATTTCCTCAGAGCAAGCAGGGCAAGCGCTATCTGCGCCAACAGAAGCGTACTTGTCATCTTCACAATAAAAAACATCTTGAAGATTTTCGCCAACATACTCAAGTTGGCCATCAACACTCTTGATCATAGCGAACATTCCAGCAGGATTACATGGATTATCAACAACACTAAGCTCACCAAGAGTATAACGAACAATTTCATTAATATTCCGCCCAAGTTTTTCCATAAACCTAGTCTTCCTATCCTGAACCATGCCACCGATAGAAAAGCCACGAAGTGTTCCATCAAGGATCTTCTGCCAAGTATTCTCGGCACCCTTAGAGATATAAACGGAAACTTCGATGCCACGATACATTTGGCCGTTATGTTCAACCGGAACTGACTTCCAATCAACAAGCTTTCCAACTGCGATAGGAGAGTGCATTTCTCGAATGTTCCCCACCCAATTAGAGAAAGCCTCAACTGAGGCGTCAAAGTTAACAATATCATCTGCAAGATCCACGTTATCGGCTGTAGCAATACCAGTTACGATTCGCTGCTCTTGATTAATTTTTTGAAACGGGAAAGTAAAATTTAAGTCCGCTGAGTGCATCGTCATGCCTCCAATCTTGTAATTGTATATCAGATACTACATAAAGTCAATTTTAGAAGTCTACATTGAAAGCGATGAAAGCTCCTGATGTATTTCTAAACAGAGGAATAGAAGGTCTCCCTACTGACCCGCCAGTAAAAGTCCCATCAAAGCCAATCTGAGTATTTCCAGCTATATGATAAATATTTGTTATAGTAAGGGCATACGGGCCACCACCATCATAAACATCTATACTACTACTTGATACATCAGCAGAAACAACTGCTCTTCTTGGAGGAACAGGGACTTGCCAACCATTACGGTTAGCATTACCTGATACAGCGACTACACCCGGAATTCCAAAATGCTCATAACTGCTCCCCGTAGTACCATTTTGGCGATAATAATATCTTTGACACATTGCAAGCTCTAGCTGAAGAGGACGCTCCTCAAATGAAGATGCATACGATCCTTCTTCTACCTGAACACCCCAGAAATCAAAAGTATTGTTTTGAATGCCAATCGTTCCGTCTGAACCATTAGATACAATCAATGATAAAGCAGTATATGAAGTATTTGCAGTAGTTCCGATTGTCTTCCCGGAAATTGATGGAATTGCAAGTGTTACAGTAAAACGCTGCCAGCTTGTTGATAAGATACTTCCATAGCTCACTGAGGTGTAAGTGGAAGCACTAGGGCTCCCGCCAGATCCATAATTCTGCTCAAACTGAACTGCAACTCTCGGAGTACTGGAGCCAGACTTGGCCCAAAAAGAAACAGTTACAGTCTTTCCGGCAAGAAGTCGAACATCCTCAATGCCCTGAACCACAATGGCATTATTCGTAGAGGATTGACCGCTTGTGACAATTCTCAAAAATCTTTGCGGCTGATGATCAGAAGAAGGACCAGATCCAACCGTAAAGTTTTGCGGAGTCATGGTGACTGTGCCACCAACATTGCTCTGTTTCCAGCGATCAAATCCATATGTGCCAGATGCCGTCGAAGATGTCCATCCGCGTTGATTAATGCGAAAATCTCCGTTCATTAAAAAGTTTTTAAACCCAGCATAATTATTAGACCAAACAGTGTCATAATTTGTGGCACTGTTTTTAACAATAATCTGTCCTTGTGTTCCACTTACTGGAACTCCGGCACCTTGTGGGCCTTGAGTTCCTTGCGGGCCTTGAGGGCCTTGAGTTCCCTGCGGGCCTTGCGGGCCCTGCGGGCCTTGAACAGTTGATTGAGGGCCTTGTGGACCTTGCGGGCCTTGCGGGCCATCTGATCCATTAAGGCCAGCAGCGCCTTGCGGCCCCATCGGACCAACATCGCCCTGCGGGCCTTGAGCGCCTTGCGGGCCAGTAGCGCCCTGCGGGCCTTGCGGACCTTGGGTTCCTTGAGGTCCTTGAACAGTAGATTGAGGTCCTTGATCTCCTTGAGGACCTTGAGGACCTTGAGGACCTTGAGGACCCTGTGCTCCCTGAGGACCTTGAGGCCCCTGCGATCCCTGATCACCTTGCGGCCCCGGAACACCTTGAAATCCCTGAGATCCTTCTGGTCCTTGAGGCCCCTGAGAGCCTTGCGCTCCAATTGAACCCTGCGCTCCCTGAGGACCTTGCGGACCTTGAGAGCCTTGATCGCCTTGAGGACCGGGCGGGCCTACAACTCCTTGCTCTCCCTGATAGCCTTGAATACCAAAAGGTCCTTGAGGACCCTGAGGTCCTTGAGGACCGGGAGCAAATGAGTCGGCCCCCTGAGCGCCTTGCGAGCCTTGAGGGCCTTGAGGACCAGTGGCACCTTGAGCGCCTTGAGCGCCAGTAGCGCCTTGAAATCCGGGTGGACCCATATCTCCCTGATACCCTTGAGACCCCTGATATCCCTGAGGCCCCTGAGCGCCTTGAGGCCCTTGGAATCCTTGAGGGCCTTGCTCTCCAGCAATTCCCGCTGGGCCCTGAGCGCCCTGAGGCCCCTGCGACCCAGTAGCGCCAGTTGCACCTTGCGATCCTTGCGGACCTACAGGACCTTCTATAAATGATGGAGCGCCCTGCGGGCCTTGATCACCCTGCGGGCCCTGAGGACCCTGAAACCCTTGAGCGCCTCTGGGAAGAGTAAAGTCTAAAATAGCAGCAGTCGAAGTTCCGCTATTAACTACAACGGCAGAAGAACCGGGAGATCCAGTCGTAGTAGTCCCAATAGAAACAGTAGCAGATCCGTCACCAATAGGTCCCTGCGGACCCTGCGGACCAACCATGCCAATAGAAGCCTCAGAAGCAACAGCAGAAGGACTAACAGTAATCGCCTGAACCCCCCGATTAACAGTAACATTAGGGCCAGCAGCAGTGGGGGAAACACTAACTGTAGTATCAATACCACTTACAGTAATTTCGTTAGTGGTTTGATTAACCTCAGTCATTAGTAATAATACTCTCCACTAAAGTACGTCATCTGCTGTCTTACTTCAAATAAACCGCGAATAATTTTAATAATATTCCCGGCAGAACCAACTCCGGGGGATGTTCCAAGTCTAACTTCAAGATCATAATCATATATACCGGCTTCAACGCTTCCCATCAAAGATGACGGGATTGAAATATTAATTATTCCGGTAGCTGGAGTGAGAGTAATTGCCTGTGTTGATCCGATGTATTGAAGATCGTCAGAACTTATCCAGATAACAGGATCACTTCTGTAGGCCGCAGTCTTCAGAGTTGCGGGATACGACTTTCTAGCCATCATATGAGCAGAAGCGCCAGTGCCAAGATTAATCGCAGTCCCAGCAGAATTCTTGTAGACAATTTGGCGGATAAAGGTTGTTCCTTGATCCCCCACAATATTATAAATACCTACATCAGAAACGTCATTAACAATAGTAGTCATTTTTTACCTCACTACCAATGATAACAATCATCTCCTTAAAACTCAAGTTAAGTCTTGATAATATAGTTGATCAAGATATATGGCTGCATATTATTATGTGACCCGCCGCCGCCAGTATTATTGGCATTTGTGATACTTACAGTAGTAGATCCTGTCGGGCCACTTGTTGTTCCGTATGCTCTTGTATAGTGATTAAAGGTAAGAGGGCCAAAAGCGCCGTTGTAAATAGTTAATCCTGTAGCAACATAGTTAGTAGTAGAAACAGGGCCTCTACTGTTTGGCCTAGGGGTTCCTGACTCGTACCCGATTGTTCCAGCGTCATTATTGACAGCGCCGATTGCAGTGGCAAGATTTCCTTCAGTGTGCGTATGCGAAGTTGAGGCAACTGTGTTGCTTCCGAGGGTATTTGCGTGGCTATGCGCCGGAATTTCAGAAGAAGTTAGCGTATGAGTTTCAGCTCCACCTGATCCGCCGAGAGTATTTGCAACAGAAAGTCGTGCAGCGTCTGTTCCGCCCATGTTATCTAAGCCGACAGGAACACGTCCACGAAGATCGGGCAGGTTGAATGTGGTTGATCCATTGCCTACGCCGTAAGTCGTAGAAGTTACTGCAAACAGGTCGGCATAGGTGCTTCTTGATACCGCAGAGCCATCACATAAAAGCCACCCAGATGGCGCAGAAGATCCGGCATAAGCTATAAGAGATCCAGTCGGACCCGTTGATCCAGTAGAGCCTTGAGATCCTTGCGGGCCTTGTGGGCCTTGAACACCTTGGGAGCCAACAGCTCCTTGAGCGCCAGTAGCGCCTTGCGGACCTTGAGAACCTTGCGGGCCAGTAGCGCCTTGCGGACCTTGCGCTCCATCTGATCCATTAAGGCCAGCAGCACCTTGCGGCCCCATCGGGCCAACATCGCCCTGCGATCCTTGCGGGCCTTGACTGCCTTGTGAGCCAGTAGCGCCTTGCGGGCCTTGACTGCCTTGCGGGCCTTGATCGCCTTGCGGGCCAATCGGGCCCTGCGGGCCTTGACTGCCTTGTGAGCCAGTAGCGCCTTGCGGGCCTTGACTGCCTTGCGGGCCTTGATCGCCTTGCGGGCCTTGATCGCCTTGCGGGCCTTGATCGCCTTGCGGGCCTTGACTGCCTTGCGGGCCTTGATCGCCTTGCGGGCCTTGATCGCCTTGCGGGCCAATCGGGCCCTGCGGGCCTTGATCGCCTTGCGGGCCAATCGGGCCCTGCGGGCCTTGACTGCCTTGTGAGCCAGTAGCGCCTTGCGGGCCTTGACTGCCTTGCGGGCCTTGATCGCCTTGCGGGCCAATCGGGCCCTGCGGGCCTTGACTGCCTTGTGAGCCAGTA